GTGCGACCGGACAGAGAGCCCACCTGACGCTCCTCCACCGACCCCGTGGGCAGCACCACCGAAATCCGCCATGAACCAGCAGGAAGGTCCTGATCCAGCGTGACGCTTGCCGTGGTGGCCGCCGCGATACGACCGCCCAAGCGTAGGCCTCCCCGGGAACTGTCGGCCACCTTGATCACATCGCCCGGGCGAACCACCGCGCCTTCGAGTCCCGTACGGAAGGTGATGATTTCCGATTCGGACTGCTCCGAATAAAGCAGCCACTTGCCTACCCTGTTGGCCTGGCCACGGGAGGTGCACCCCATGGCCACCACATCGGCCTGCACCACGCCGTAGCGGGCAATGCCCGCCATGTCCTCGACATACTCCACCTTTTGGCGATAGAAATCGTCGGGGTCGGTCCAGCTGACAAGAGCCACCGTGTGCCGGGCCTTGGCAGACGAGCCCTGATAGGCGAACTCGCCATCGATCACGTTGGAAGCCGTGAACTGGTAGACGGGATCTTGGGGGGAATCCTGCGTGACCGTGATTGCCCCACCGGACCAATAGGCCATGCCCCGAAAGATCGAGGCCATGTCCTGCACCACCTTGTAGGCTTGCTCGCGGCTTTGCAGGTACAGGTTGCAGGTAAAGCGCGGCTCATAGCCACCCAGTCCGTTGGGCAACAGCTCGTCACAGTAACGGGCCACCCGGTACAGCGCCCACTTGTCCACCTGCGACTCGGGGATGAAGCTGCCCAGCCCGTAGCGGGTATTTGTCACCAAGTCATAAAAGCACCAGGCTGGATTGTCCGTCCAGGCCACCTTGAAGGTCCCGTCCCAAACCCCAGCATACGAGCGGGTCTGGGGAAAGTAGTTCGACGGAATGCGAACGCGCAGGAGCTTCAAGTCATAGCTGCGCCGAGGGATAGATGTGAACTGAGAGGCATCCACCCTCAGTGCCATCAGGGCGCTGTTGGGGTAGCGCAGCTTGCTCTCGATGACCTCGGTGTAGGACTCAAAAAACGTCTTGTTCTGCAGACTCGTCTGTGTGGAGTCGGCAGTGATGCGGCGCAGACGCACATCCCACGGTCCAGTGCCAGTCAAAGGGATGTAGTAACTGCGCTGGTAGCGCGAGGTGGTCTTGCCGGACACCGTGTCGGCCAGAACCTGCACATACCCGGCTCCGCGCGCCTGCACGTCGATCGCATAGCTGACAGAGGCTCCGTTGAGGTCTCCGTTCGTGGTGTCTTGCAGCGTCAGGGTTGGGATGCTGACCTTGATGCGCACGGCATCCACGTCCGGGTCGTTGATGGTTCGCACCACCGGCTGGTTGGCCTTGCACTCCACACCGACGGACACCTCGTTTTCAACTGAGGAAAAGCCGGGGATGTAGCTTTGCTGCTGGGTGCCGGGTCGGGTTTCGAGCGTGACCCCCGTGAAGTTGTAGCTACCGTCCGGGTTCTGGATCGGGGTGTCATCGAGGTACACCGACTGCAGGCCAGCAGCCAACCCTTCGATTTCCCCCTCGCAGACAAGGTCCACCACCCGGGCATAGGCCTTGGAGCGCAGGCTGTCCGGCGCTTCCTGAGCCACACGGGCGCTCCCGCCTCCACCCTTGCCGCCACCGCCTGCGCCAATGATCAATCCAGGCTCAGGTGTGTTCATACCGCGATTTCATCCACATCAATACCCGCGCTGATCACGGCCGAACCGACGATGAGGCGTCCATAACCCACGGGTACCGGATGGCCCTGCGCGGTGGTGTTGACCGCCCCGTTGAAGACATAACTGGGCTGGTTCTCAGGTCGCTCAGATGGATCCTGCGCCTTAGCCGTGGGAGCAATCATCTGGGCCACACCTCCCAAAATCATGGATGTGCCCACCGAATAGAGCGTGGCCTGAGACAGGAACGAGCCTGCTGCGGCCCAGCCCATTGGGTTCCACCAAGACACGGCGATCAGGGCAGCACCCAAAAGAATCTGGCCAAGGCCATTGCCCCCGGCACCGGACACGACCGGCGCAATGGTGATGCGCTGCTGGCCACTGGGCTCGTGCAACCGGTCCAGGCTCAAGGCGTCACGCCCAGCCAGCACGCGGTAGCCCACCCCTCGCTCACCCGAGGCCACCAGTTCCCGCTCGAACCCAGGAAAGTTAGCGCAAAGGGCACGCACAGCCTCAGCCGCTGAGGCCACCGCCATCCTGTGGCGTCGGCCGAAGCGCTTGCCCAGTTCACCGAGAAGAAGAATCGTGACCATTCAGAAGTTGATGTCTCAGGGTGTGGGTGGTGATCTTTTGCCAGTAACCGCCATAGACATCGCGACTGGAAAGCCTGCCCTGCAGGTGGTGCAGGATCAGGCCATCGCCCAAGTAGATGGCGGCGTGGTTCGGTACAGGCGATGCGACCTGCATCAGCAGGACATCTCCCGGATTCATGTCGGAGGACTCCACCACATGGAAACCTGCGCCAGAGAAGTTGTCCAGGTACAGGTTCTCGCCGCGCCTCCACCACTCGTCAAACCGGGTGAAGTCCGGCAGATCAATGACGCGCGCCTGCCGGTACCAGTCCCGGATCAGCGAGTAGCAGTCGAGCACGCCGTGCGCCCACTCCCGCCCGACCAGCGGGGCGGCATAGCCTTGGGGGTTCAGTTCGGCCCAGCATCCGGCCGGAAAACTCACGATGAACCAGGGCAGTGCCGTAGCTTCGCAAGCCACCTTGTCCGCCTGACTGGGTTCGGCGGGCAGGTTCGGGTGAGAGTGAAACACCCCCACGATCTCACCTAGTTGGTCGGCGCGCACATAGTCTTCGGGGTGGACCACGAACTGGTCGGTCCCCACGCCGATGTTGCGACACGGGACATAGACCTCACGCCCTTTGCGGATGACCAACAGGCCACAGGCCTCGCGGGGAAACTCCCGAGCAGCATGGGCCAGCGCCAGCTTCTGGTTAACCTCAAGCATCACCGGATTAACCCCGCTGCGGGAAACCCGCCAAAGGGCAGCTCAGCGTTCGCGCCAAAGCGCTTCTGGCAGGACACCAGGCGTTTGCCACAAGCATCCTGTGCGCGAGAGCTCACAGTTTGGTCATTGGCATTGAAGTACGCCGTGCCGGTATAGCCGCACTCGGCCCCCCGGTACTGCCATGGGCAGACGTTCTGCACGATCTGGCGCCGGGGCAGCGACACCCCTTCCAAATCGAAGGCTGCTGCCAGCTCGAACTCGACCACATCCCTGGTTTCACGCGACTTGCGGTCAATCAAATACACATCGTCGGCAAATTCGGCAGAAGGGTCGGCCGTGGGGTTGGCACCTGAGGCGAAGTTCACCGCATCCAGGTACTTCAAGAGCGTGCGCTTGCGCGTGACCTTGGCCCCCACAAGGTCCTGGTAGGACAGGATGAGAGCGGTGATGCTGCCCGTGACGTTGGCCACCTTGAGCTTGGGGCGAGGCACCTGACCGTTGCCGTTGAACTCGAAGCCTTCGGCCTGAATGGGAAACGGCTCGTAGGTATTGCCCTGCCAAACCACCTGACGGCGCAGCTCATTGGTGCCCGCGTGAAACCGAACCACCCCCTCGTTGAAGAGCGACAAGTCGAGTACAAAAAGCTCGATTACGCTACTGGGCGCGAGCCTCTGGATTTCGGAGGTGATAGCGGATGCGGTCATGACAGATCGAACACCTGTTTGAAGGTGACCCGCACCGTCTCGACATTGGGCTCATCCACGGATCGGCTCCACTCCTCGCACACGAACTTGGCAGCAGTTCCACCAGGCGGTGTCCAGTCAAAAGCCTGCACGGCACCCCGTGCACGCAAAAACGCATCGATTGCGGCCGCCTCAGTGCTGGTGCGCCCCCGAAACTCCAGCGACCAGACCTGGGGCTGCGTGTTGATGCCGAAGGCCAAACGCTGCTCGTAGCCATCTCCAAAGGCCACACGGCGCACGGTAGGCCGCATCGACAGGTTGGCCCCGATAGACGGAGTCCAGGTAAAGGTCGTCACTTACAAAGCCCTCCGGCTGTCAAGGAGGCCACCGGCGCGTTTTTGAGCAAGCAACTCCAGGCGTACCGCACTGGCTATCGCCCGACCAAGATCACGTCCGCCTGGGTCATCCCCACGACTGGATGAGCCTGCATCTGAGACGCTGACCGAGATGTTGAATATGTCCCCAACGGACGCGCCACCGCTCATCGTGACCGGGATAGATCGACCGTCGGGCAACGGAACATAGGCCTCGGGCTTGCTGCCCTCGCCAAAGAGAGCCAACTGGGGTGAGTTGGCAATGCCACCGGATGCGTAGGTGCGCAGCGCCATAGGGCCGGCAGAGGTCATCACCCCCCCATCGGCAAAGCCAAAGAAGCTACTCATGGCCTTGGCCAACGGCAGCGTGATCGCGCGCTGAATCTGGATACGAATCAGGTCTGAAATGATGGAGTTGGCGAGTGACCGAAAGTCGAGCTTGCCTGTCATCACAAAGTTCACCAGCGCATCCGTCATCCCGTTGAATGCGCGCACCGTGGCCGACTCCATCTGCTTGCCAATCTGCTCGGCCTCTTCAGCCACCATACGCAGTCCCTTGGCAAAACCAGCCTCAGGGTCCGCCAGTTCCTTAACGCGCTGATTGAGCAAGGTGGCTCCATCGGCAGCTTGGCGGGCGGATTCCTCGATCTTTTTCAGCGCATCAGCCAGCTTTTCATTGCCAGGGGCGGCCTCGGCCAACTCGCGGGCCTGGGCCGCTAGTGTTGCCAGTTGATTGGCGCTATCCCGACGGGCTGCTGCAAGGCGACGCAGGGAATCGAGTTCGCTGATGGCACCCGTCTCACGCAGAGTCTTGATCTGCTCTTCGATCGCACGAAGTTCGCTTTGTCCCCGCGCGGCCTGCTCAGCCAGATCCTTCATCGTCTCGCCCGGGAGCCGGATCTGGCGCTCCAGATTGGACTGCTGAGCCTCGCGCTCCAGCCTCTGGCGTTTGAGGAGAATCTCTGCGAGGCGGTCTTGCAGCTTGAGTTTGTCCTGGGTGGTCTTGGCCACCGACTCAAGCCCGCGACGCAAAATCGCCTCCTCCTCGTCCGTCAGTGCCCGCAACCTCTCAGTGAAGTCCTCCTGTGCAGCCAGGCGGGCCTCGGTCGCCTCCTTGAAGCTGATGTAGCCCTGGCTTTCATAGAGGTCGATGATTCGCTGGCGGTCTTTGAGGATGGCGCTTTCCACATCCACCTGGCCTTGCAACCGTTTGATTTCGCTATCAATCGCTGCCATTGCGTTGGCAGTCATTGCGCCAGTGGCAGTGCTGTAGTTCAGTTTTTTTCTTGGCGCCGCAGACTCGGTGGCGGCATTTGCCGCGGCCGTGCCTTTTCGGATCTCCTCAAACCGTTTGGTAACGGCGTCTGCCAGCAGCGGCATATCCCACAGGTCAACGTAATTCTGATTTGCCTGCGCGACGATGGCATTTCGTTTCTCAAGCGCAGCCTGCAGGCGTGCGCGGTTTTCCTCTGAGAACGGGTTCAGGCCCTTACCACCCGCCAAGAACGTACCGGCAAGTTCGATGTCGGCCCAGACAGCAGAAAAGCTCCCGATCACAGACTTGATCGTGTTTCCAATCGCTCTCAGGGCATCGACAACAACAGCGAGCGCGTAGGCAGTCTTTTCGGCCCAGCTCGTGAGCGTTCCATCAGAACGCATCCGCTGCACGCTGGTCACAGCGTTGTCTGTCCCCAAGACCACATTCTTGAGTTCCTGGTACAGGACCGACATCGAGGGGATTGCAGCGGTGACCAAGGTCTGCGCCACAAAGTTCGATTCGGCACGCATACGGCCCATTGCCTTGGAGGCTTGGTCGGCTTCCTCGATCTGCTTGGCCGTCAGTCGAATATTGAGGTCCTGGTTCTCCGCCAGATCCTTGAGGAAGGGGAGCATCGTTGCCCCTGACTTCCCAAAAAGCTCCATGGCGATGGCTGTCTTGCCAGCACCGTCCTCAAACTCGGCCAGTTTGAGTGCGACATCGTTCATGACCTCTGCAGGATCACGCAGGTTGCCGCTTGCATCTTTGGCACGGACTCCCAGGAACTGGAGGGCCTTGGTCGCACCGGCCGTTTCATCATCAACACCTGCAAGCCCCTTAGACAGTTTGGCCAGGCTTACGCCAATGGCCTCCATGGCCGTGCCTGAGATGGTTGCAACCGGTGCAAATCCCGAGAGTGCGGCAGCGCTCGCGCCTGTCTGCTCCGACAGGCCCTGTAGAGCCGCTGCCGCCTCCAGTGTGTGGGTGACAAAGTCCCTCAAGGCCGCAACGGAGGTGGCTCCAATCACCACGGCAAAGGTCGTCTTGGCCACACTGGCCACCTGCTGCATCGACGCCTTCATTTCGTTGGCGTGGCGGTCCAGCAAGCGGGCCGTGCGTCCCAGGTCCTCGCGGAACTCGGAAGTCTCTGCCGAGAGCTTGACAACCAAGGACCCAAGATCAGCCATGCTTTTTCACCTTATGAGAGAACATGGCCTTAAAGCGGGCGACATTCAGGCGTGCATCGTCTTTGGGCGTTGTGCGCTCGATGTAGGGCATGAAGTCTTCAGGTGTGAATGCCCTGGCGTCCTTGGTTCGATGGGCATTGGCAAAGGTCGCAGCGACCACACCGCTTCTCAGATCAGCTCGCATCTCGCCAAAGGGTTCTAGTTGGTAAAAGGCCATCCACTCGGTCAGTTCATCCGACCCCACACGTGCCAGCAACTCACGAACTGGCATGCCAAGGGCAAGTGCCAGCCGAAAAACCGAGCGCCGAAAGGGGTTGGCCTTCAGCCCTTTTTTGCAGCGTCTACCTGCTCCACACCGATGCCGTTGAGTCGCTGGGCCACGGAGAAGACGCGATCGAGCGCACGAGCACTCTTTCGCCCCAGCGCCGCGATCTCGCCGTCATCAAACAGACGATCGCCCTGGGGATCGCAAAGAGTGAGTGCCACCAACCGAGCGCGCACGTTCTCCATGCGACCATCCTTTTCAAGAAGGCTCGCCTCAAATGCATCCCGATCCGTACCGCTCATGGTCCGCACCAGGACTTCGCCTCCCCACTCGGGAACACTGACCGTCTCGCGCGGAAGGTCGTCGGCTGCCAAGATGGCGTCTTTTGAAAGAATGTTCATGTGCTTCATGCCTCCGTGATGTCGCCATCGATTTCAATGGTCACGCTGGCCTCGACCACGGCGTCCACGCCACCCTGCACGCTGAACTGCGTCACATAGCCGTAGAAAGTCCATGTTGCAGCCGGTGCTGTATCGGTGAAAGTGATCTTGAATTGACGTCGCGCTCGGTTCGCTCGATCGGTACGCAAGCCCTGGTGCACCGTATCGTCTGGATTGAAGTGAATGCTCAGGGACAGTTGGCCCTCATCACGAAGGCCGACCCGCTTCTCCTTTGAGGTTGAAGCGAGATTGGTGACATCGATGACCGACGCCTGGCCTCCGGGTCCCTGAAAGGACACGACGTTGGGGATGGTCTCAAAGGTGGTGGTACCGAAACGGGCAATGGTGATGCCCTGCGCGGTGATGGCAGTACTAGGCATAGAGAGCCTCCATGTGAAGAAACAAAAGACCCGCCTTGCGGCAGGTCAGCGGTAGTAGGTGAAGTCCACGGAAACTCGGTAGATCCGGGCTTCTTCATCAAAATCAGTCAGACCCATGCGCACATCGGCCACCGCGTGGATGTCCGCGAGCAGTGCTGCGAGTACCTGGTCTTGCAATTGGTCGCATTGCGCAAGCGTGCGGGCATAGGCGTCGACCTGCACCCTGGAACGCCTGAGCGAATTGGGGCCGTCGAGCGAGACGACACTGGCGCTGTCAACTGGGGTGTAGACCAGCGTTGGGTACTGGGCGTCCTGGGGAGCCACGACCGCGTACACCTGTCCGCCTGCCAGATGCTTGATGGCGTTATAGAAGTCCTGCATCGCTAACCTCGATTCAGGGCCTTGGCTTCGAGTTCAATGCGCTGGGCCAGACGATCCTTGATGGCATTGACTGCCTCGCGCCTGCGCGACTCCAGCGCAGGACGCAAGAACGGTCGAGCACTCATCTTCCGTGTCCCGAACTCCAGGAAGCGCCAGTACCAGGCGTCTTGAGACAAATTGCCCCGCTTGCCTTGATTGCGGTACTTCTTGCCATGCCGGACCAGCACGTAAAACGTCTGCCGCCCGCCACCGGAGAGCTCCCGGACGTGTTTCATGATCACCGAGCGTTTGAGCGTTCCAGGTGGAGGCTGCTTGGGGCCAAGCGACTGCGCAGCCTTGGGCGCCCGAGCGCGGGCCTCATCGCGGATGACCTTGGCACCGGCATAAACCGATGCCCGCAGGCCTCGATTGGCCACGCGCTGAGGCAACTCACGAAGCGCCCGATCCAACTGAGCCAGACCTTCAATGCGCACCGTCTCGACTCTAGCCATCACGCACCCCCTCGCTGGCCAGCAGGATCACCGCGACATTGGCCTCGTCCTCGTTGAGCGCACCATGAATGGCAAACACGCGTCCCTTGAAGAGCACCCGCATTTGGGAAACCAATCTGGGGTCGGAAAAGAGGGGCTGATAGCGCACCGTGATCTGGTGACTCACCTCGGATGCAATCCGATCTGCAATGCGCGCCTCGCGTCCCGAGATTGGGGCAATATCGGCCCACAACGCAGCGACGTCAGCCCAGACTTGGGTGGGAGCTCCAAGGGCATCCTTGACTGTCGTCGGCTGCTGGATGAGCACGCGGTGGTTCAGTTGCCCGGCGCTGATGACACTCATACAAGGCTCACCTTGAAGCCGTCGAGCAGGCCATCCACAAAGGGCAACGGATCAATGCGACCGCGTGAGAGCACGGACATTTCTTCCCGATGCCCGTAGAGACTTCCCACCCGCAACTTGATCCAGCTTTTTAGCCCCTCGGGCACTGCACTGGCAGCGCCGTAGCCCGCATCAAAGGTGACTGAAACAGCCCCCATCTGAGGCAAGGTAGACGGCCAAGTCTTACCGAAGGCTGGTGTCAGGCGTGCCGGTTCGCAGGCCGCATCGAGCACATAGTCACTGGCCGGCATCACCTGAGTGGTGCCATTCATGTCCATGTACTCGATGCTCACCACCGCCTGAGCCGGGCATTTGGCGAGCAGGATCGCGTGACCCGGCAAGCTAAATGATGCACCGGTGGCAGATTGCATCAGCGATAGCCCAGGAAAGGCATCAAGTACCAATTTCCAGCGCGCAGTGATCAACTGCCTGCCGGTCTTTGTCTCGGCTGCCTGGCGGGCCGCGATGATGAGTGAGCCGATCAGCAGATCATCATCGCCACCATCCACCCGCAGGTGTTGCTTTGCCTCGGCAAGCGAGACGGGCTCTTCCGCGGGTGGGGTGACGAGTTGCAGCGGCATCAGACGATCTGCACGACAGCAGCCTGGTTAGCCGTGCTTGCTGGCAGTTCACGGGCGTTGATGCCCAACACCTGCGCGGCGGTCTGGCTTGCTGCCACCCCTACCGTGACGGACAGGCGTACAAAGCCAAAGCCACTGACCGTATCAAGGTCCTCGGGCTTGACGTTGATGAGC